ACCAACAGCACAACCAATAGCAGAACGATGGAACGCAAATGCTGTTCTGTCATTCGTAGATAGAGGTAGGCCACCTTCGTCACGGTCACCAACAACATGGAACTGGAAGCCCATCATTGTATTGATGTCACCTGATACTAATGCTCTTAGTGTCTGGAAATCTCCAGAAACTGCTCGCTCGTCACCAAGTAATCCGGCTAAGTTGTTTGCGTGGATCACAAAGTGTCTATCTGTTGCCGGTACATTTTTTGCGTCTAAAGCTTTTTTAGCTGCAATAATTTTACCAACGTTTAGATTCGAAGCAGAAGCTGACCCAGATGTCACAACAGTCTTTGCAACAGTTGAACCGGCAGACGCTGTATTAAGGGCATCGATGATTATCTGGTCTTCACGACGGCCGATAGCTGAACCCACTACTTGAGCTAGCTCCTGGCGCTCGTCGAAATTGACCTTCTGATTTAAGAAAACATCAGAATATTCAGCTGCAATATAGTCAGTAAGACTTACTGTAATCTGAGAAAATTCTGAGTTGATAGGTGTAACGTCACTCTGTGGTGTACGTATTGATGCTTGGCCCTTGCCAACTTTTGGAAACTTTACCTGGTTACCCTCAACACCATTACGCATACGAACTACGTTACGTAGTACCGCTGTGCCTTGGTATGCCTGATGGACCTCAGCTTCAAAAAGTTGAACGAAAGCCGGTGATAAATTAATCGACATTCATCTCTCCTTTGAGAATAAAAAATTAATAACTTGTGAGGTTATCGGTGGCCGGCCTCGAAAATCTAAGAAGCTCGGCCCTCTCAGGAGGGTTGTCGTGCAAATATAAAATAGTACAAAAACTAAACGTTGTAAATAGGCAATGGAAAGAAAAGGGCCCAATCGTTAGAGAGGGCCCGAGTTTAAGGAGTGTGAGAAAAACAATGAATAAAATTTCAATGACTATTCCTAACCGTACCAATTAGGTTTTGTATTGTCAAGCCCCGTAGACGTTATTAAATGCATTTTCTACCTGACGCCGATATACTGGGTCATTCTGATAACGTGGGTCGGCAACCATTGCCATAAGTTCTTCACGGTCTGGAGCGCTTCCCTCGATGCTTGTAACCGGTATCTCTTTTTCGCCGGTCATGGCTCGTATCTTTTGGATTACCCGCTGACCCGCCGCCGTGCCACCCAATACCTCAATCTCGGTATAATCGTCCTCGGTAAAAACACCCTTTGCGATAAGACCGCGACCCCAGTTAATATTAGATTTGATAATTTCATCCGCGTTTGGCCCTAGCGCTTGTCTCTCTGCTTCAAGGTCAACATCGCCTGCCGCATCCGGGCTGTAACCATTCTCGAGGAAAGACTTCGCGAGGTCGTTGAAAGCCTCTTGAGATATCCCATTATCTTTAGCCCACTCAGTGTATTTCTGGAGTAGCGGGTCATCTTCTGCCACATCTTGCAAGCCTGATATGTCGTAACTCTCTGGAGCTTTGTGGTCGCCACGCGACATCTTAGTGCGTAACTCTGAGTAAGCCTTTGCCAACCCCTCGATGTCAGGACCATCATCTTCTGACCAAAAGTTTTGGGGGAAATACTCTGGTCTCTCATACTCCACGTTATCGAGGTCTTCGCCCTCCACGGTGTTAGTAGTGACATGGCTCATATCCTCCGTTTTATCTGCCTCATCTGGTTCTACAGATGTCATTAATGTTGGTTGATTGTCTTCATCAGACATTCTGTGCCCTCCTAATTCTATGATGAATTTCACGGACAATGCTGTTCTGGCCCTCACGCATATAACCATGCGAGGCGTCAGCACCAGGCGTCCATGACGGCTGGCCTATCGTCGCGTTATCTAAAACATTTAAAAGCTTCCGGCCGTCCTCAGAGCTAAATACACGTTGAAATAATAAATCAATTTCGTCCGGTACTGGCGGTGCGTCCGACGGTTTAGCGTCCAAACCCTCCCAACCGGGGTCATTGATTGACGGCTGCTTGTTGCCCTTCTGTTCCACCTTGTTGTGCCTCCATTTGCTGTTGCGCCATTTGTTGCATTTGCATCATCATCTGTTGGCGCTCCTCAGGCGATGTGCGAATTTCTGCGGGTATACTCATTTGGTCTGCAATATAATCTAGTAATGCATCCGGCTTGATAGACATCTGCCCCTCAATGCCAAAATTCTGGGCTAGCTGCATGTACTGCATCACCTCACCGACACGCTCCATAGACTGAGCCATTGCCAGAGGCGCTGACGGTACAACACGAACCTGGAGGCCGTTAACCTTTAGCGGTAGCTCTATCATTCCGAGCTCGTCCATTACCTCTAATGTTCGCCGCACAACCGGGTACATTGTCTCATTTATCAATCTTCCAAACGAGGCACCCAAGTTCTGCGAGAGCTCTTTCATGCGTTCTTGAATTTCTGTAGCGGAGCGAGCACTCATATTATCCGGTGGCAGGCTCTCGTCGAGCAAGATCCTTTTTATAGCCATCCGTAAATCATTTGCCACAATCTGCGATAACTGTGGGTCACCAGAGCGTGGCAGGGGCCGCAGGCTCTCACCTTGAGGACCGCCATTTCTTGCTACCGGAATAATTGCGCCAGGCAGTATTGATACTGTCGCTGGGTTCAACACACCATCATCCGCAGCTGTGAACACCCCGCCGATAGTAAGACTGGCATTTTTGAGAGTAAGCTCTAGCACCCGGTTTAGAGTTTTAATATCGGGTAGTGCTGTCAGGACAGGGCCCCGGCCATAGCGCTCATTAGCAGCTTTCATATACCTAGCAATCACCCAAGGAAATGATTTAAGCTCGCGATATACAAGCTCATGGTTCCCACTCTGGTCTATGATTTGATAATGATATACACCTGACTGCTTGTCGTAATACGTTCCCTCTATCATCTCTACTAGTTCGGTTTCGTCATTTGCATAACGCAGACGCATCTCTTCGGGTATTTTAATATCTGGAAACTCTTGGTCCAAAACCGCGAAAGGTCTTTTCATCCGGCGATATACCTTCTCGACGTTACCGTGCGGACCCTCGTCAAAAGTAATTAAGAACGTCGGTATCGTTGTATAGCGAATAGGCTGCGTTTCATCACCAGGCTGAATAAGCATAACAGCCGTGCCAATAGCCAACTCAAGCAGAAACTCGCCCATTGCCATATCAAAAGCACTCTGTCGCATAACATCAAACATTTTATCGCTGTATTGATCCAATACACGTTGTACTTGTACGCGACGCTCTTCAGGTATTTCTTCGCCCGGAACAAGACGGCACCATTGACGCTGGCTTGGGAAGACGCCGGACTGTAACTTGTTAGCAAATCGATGGGTCGATTGGATAGCAGTCGAATCGAAAACTTGAGACATCTTATCTTGGCCCGGCGAATTACTCTCGTAATAACCGTCATAAAGGTTACGCATGGGCAAAGCATATCGATACGCATCTTCGTAGATTGACCTCCAATGGTCTTTATGTGATGTGGATTTCTCGTAGCGCTTTTTCAGCGCAGTCGGTGAAAGTTTCATGTCTTCTTATGCCTGTTCGCAAAGTTTCTAGCGGCCTCTACTGAGCCAAAACCCCATGCCTTCAATGCCATAGCCTTGCGAGTAGGGCGTCCTTTCTTATCTTTCATGGGGCCTTTCATACCAGCAAAGCGAGCAGCAAAACTCACACGCCTTGGGTTTGTCCCACTTGAAACCGGTCTTTTTAAATTACCGCCATCTTTTTTTTCAAAGTGGCGTCTGCCTGCTTCGTTCAATCCACCAGCGGCGTTTTGAAAACGCTTAGCTACCATAGCTCTTTTTCATTTTGCTTTTAGCGGAGTTATTCATAGACATGTCGAGCTTGCCGCCACTCTGCTTAGCAAACGCTTTTGCAGCCTCAATGCCCTGCTTGTTGTAAGCAAATGTCTTCTTTTTCATACCATCTTTGGTTTTATACATTACACCGGGCATTACTGTCCGTCCTTCTTTCTAGGGTTGCGCTTATATTTTTTTTTAGTCATTGCCAGCCCCTAATCTTTTATTTTTACGCTGTTGCTGTAAAAACTGTAGGTAGGCGTTCATGTCGCGAGGATTACGTCCGACAGCGCCCATTCGGTCTGGTGCATTAATGCCAGTGCCCGGATTATCTCGGTCCGTCATCATCAATAAACGATTACCCTTAGATGAAGCGTTTCTGCGCGACGCTATGCTGCGGCGTTCATTTGCCTCAGCTGCCTCCGCCTTTTTCTCTCTGCGAGCAACCGCGTCCTGTTCTGCCTTACTCGGGCCCTTAGAACCACCACCGCCGAATATACCGCCCATTAAAATAACCTTCCGTAAAGTTTGTAATCAGACATATCAGGGCCAAATTTGTATAATAAACCCTCATAGTGAAAATAACATGCCTCTATCCATTTTACAGCCGGAACGTTTCGACAACAAACGTAGCACTGATATCTGTGCAATTGCATTCTCATAGCGGTGTATTCAAAAAATCGCAGTGCAGCGCGGTGAAATACAAACTTGTGGTCATTTAAATGCACGGTCGGGACCATGTATAACTCGGCGACGCCCTTCCAGAGAGGAACTATGCCGTAAATCATAACCACCTGGCTTTTATAAAACCCAGTAAAGCTATAACCTGGTATGTAACGGTTATCTATAAAGTCCTCGTTAAAGCTATTCATAAGCATTTTATCTATCGGGCGTATTTCTGAGAGGCGCATATGCTTAGGGTGATAATCGTCTATCCAGTAATCCCGACTTTTAAACCGCGCCTCGCGGGTAAGCTCTCTAGCCGTAAACATTGAAATCACTCTTGGCGATGTAATAGCCTTGTGTCCCAGCCCGGTACTGCCGGCCCTTCGTCATATGCCTATGCTC